TAAAGGAATATTCTAATGGCACTACCTCCACAGATGGTTGCCCCTGCAATGGGTCCCGGCGGACCGGGGATGAGCGCAGAAGAACAGATGACCGAGGTCCAAGTACCGTTGCCCGGTATGGAAGAGCTTCCGCCCGGTATTGAGATTGTTGGCGAAGAGCAGTTGATCGAGGTTGAAGCTGAAGAGTACGATCACAATGCGAACTTGGCTGAAGTACTTGATGACTCCGTCCTTGGAGCTTTGTCCTCGGACCTTAGTTCTAAGGTAGATGAAGACAAGGGTTCTCGGGAGGATTGGGAAGAGGCTATCTCGAAGGGTCTTACGTTACTCGGTATTAATTACGAGGAGCGTTCAGAGCCATTTCTTGGATCATCTGGTGTAACGCATCCGTTATTGAGTGAGGCTGTTACGCAGTTTCAGGCGCAGGCTTACAAGGAAATGTTACCTCCCGGTGGTCCTGTGAAGACGCAGATCTTGGGAATGCAGACCAAGGAAGTTGAGGATCAGGCCCAGCGTGTCAAGGACTTTATGAATTACCAGATTACGGAGGTAATGGAGGAGTTTGATCAGGATACGGATCAGATGCTGTTTTATCTGCCGATTACTGGTTCTACTTTTAAGAAGGTTTACTTTGATCCTGCTCGTCAGAGAGCGGTATCCAAGTTTGTACCAGCAGAGGATTTGATTGTTCCTTACTCTGCTTCTGATTTGCGTACAGCAGAACGATACACTCACGTTGTTCGTATGAGTGAAAATGATATTAGAAAGTTACAGGTAGGAGGTGTTTATCGAGATGTTGACTTGTCTGCAACAGAAGATGATGAATCTGACTCAACAATCCGTGGAAAGGCTGATGAGATTCAGGGACTTCGTCCGGGATACAGTGACGAGCTTTATACTATCCATGAAATCCATGTTGACCTTGACCTTGAGGGATTTGAGGATATTAACGAGGAAGGTGAAGCTACAGGTATCAAGCTGCCGTATATCGTCACTATGGACGGCGATTCGGGAAAAATTCTCTCGATAGTACGAAACTATCGCGAACAAGATCCAATGCGCCGCAAGCGTGATTACTTTGTTCATTTTAAATTTCTGCCCGGTTTTGGTTTCTACGGGTTTGGCTTACTGCATATGATTGGAGGATTGTCTCGTGCTGCAACATCTATTCTCCGTCAGCTTATTGATGCGGGTACGCTCTCGAATTTGCCGGGTGGTTTCAAGGCTCGTGGAGTTCGTGTCAGAAACGACGATGAGCCTATCAATCCGGGTGAGTTCCGCGATATTGATGTTCCCGGCGGTGATGTTCGCAATGCTGTTGTCCCACTCCCGTACAAGGAGCCTTCTGGTACGCTGGCTCAACTACTCGGGGTGGTCGTTGATTCGGGTAGAAGATTTGCACAAGTTGCGGACACAAAGGTCGCAGATGTCAACTCCCAAGCTCCCGTGGGAACAACAGTGGCCCTGATTGAGCAGGGTTCAAAAGTTATTTCAAGTATTCATAAGCGCCTACACTACGCACAAAAAGCAGAGTTTCGCATGTTAGCGGAGATCTTTGCTACGAATCCAATACCGTATCCATATATGGTTGGGACAAATGTAGACCCTCGGATTATGGCACAAGACTTTGACGGGCGTGTAGATATCCTCCCTGTCTCTGACCCGTCAATTTTTTCTATGGCACAGCGTTTGTCTCTTGCACAAACACAGTTGCAGTTAGCGCAGGCCGCGCCGCAGATGCACAATCTGTATGAAGCCTATCGTCGCATGTATGATGCGTTGGATGTAAAGAACATCGACGCTATCTTACCAGCGCCGCAGCCACCGCAGCCGAATGACCCGGCTATGGAAAATTCTATGGCTCTGAAGGGTATGCCGAGTCAGGCATTCAAGGAGCAGGATCATCGTGCTCATATCAGAGTGCATGCATCCATGATTCAGTCTCCTGCCATTCAAGCTAGTCCGCAGGCTTTCTTGTTGTTGCAGGCTCACATTCAGGAGCATGTATCATTGTTCGCAAGGGATATTGTTGAGGATGTATTCCAGAGAGCAATGCAGGAAACACAGATGAAGGGAGAGCCAATACCGCAGGTTGATCCTATGGCTGTTGAAGCTATGGTCGCACAGCAGATATCAGAAACACTTGAACAGTTGTCACCGCTTCTGATTCCACCGCAAAAACCTGATCCACTGGTTGAGATTCGCCAGCAGGAGTTGCAGAACGATACGGCAGAAATTCAACGTAAGGCACAGAATGATGCAATGGATTTCCAGATTGATCAGGCTAAATTGGAACAGTCTGCTCAGTTGGCTATGCAGCGTTTACAAACGCAGCAAGGTATCGCTGATGATCGTAACGATGTGAACATCTATCGTATTAATACTCAAGCTGCCCTGAAGAGAGGTCAATAATGTTACAAGCTCTTATAGGTCCGATTTCATCCTTGGCAGGTACTTGGTTGAACGGGAAGGTAGAAGAAAAGAAAGCTCAAGCGGCTACGAAAGTAGCTATCGCTCAAGCTGAAGCTGTGGTGATGCAGAAGAAAGCTACTGGAGAGATCGATTGGGATCTGAAGATGGCTGATGCCTCTGCTCATTCGTGGAAGGACGAGTGGTTAACTGTGCTTTTTTCGGTTCCGTTAATTCTAGCATTCTGTGGAGATTGGGGGAGACAAATTGTTTCTGATGGATTTACTGCTCTTGAGGCCATGCCGCAATACTATCAGTACACTCTTGGCACTATCGTTGCTGCCAGTTTTGGTATGCGCGGTGCCGCTAAGTTTTTTGGTAAGAAGTGATGTCAAAGCGCCTTCAGAAAGACAGTCAATACGACCAGTACGACATGGATGGCGACGGGGTAGTTACCGACGAGGAGCTTGAACACGCTAAAGAAATTAAAAAGACAGAGTACGAGTTACGCAAACAGCTTGCTCAAAGGCGCATGGCTACAGCTACTCTAATAGCTATGGGTGTATTCACTTTTATGATGTTTATGCCATTCATTAGTATTGAGCGGATTAATGCTTTAAGCGACATTAGTAACTTATTTTATATCAGTGGTGCTGGTATCGTTGGAGCATTCATGGGAGCCACAGCGTGGATGAACAGGAAGTAATATGAAAGAATGGGTAATGATCATAAGCATGTGGGGGAATGACGGAAGCATGGATCATTACATTGGTCAGCTTGCGCTGCAAGAAACCATGACTGAACGACAGTGTGAATATATGCTCAAAGACGGTAGATGGGCAGCTAGTTTTGAGAACGAGTATTATTCAATGAAGGTACACTGTTACCCTAAAGAGTGTGCAGGAAAGAAGAGTTGTGAGCGAAGATAACAAAAAACCAATAGAAGCTAAAGTTGGTGACAATAGCTTTGAACTGATCCTTCGGATTTTGGGTAATGAGTTTGTTGCGATTAAGATTGGATCGTCGAACTTTTCTGGCAAGTTAATTTTTGGTGGTGTTCTGTTGCTGTTTTTTACTCTTGTCCTTATGGAGATGTTTGGTATTAATGCTTTGATAGGTGTTCCTAGCTATGAATAAAAGTCCATGCGTAGGTATTTGTGTACTAGACAAAGAACGTGTAAGATGTATTGGTTGCGGACGCACCATAGATGAAATTATAAACTGGGGTAAGAAATGCCAAGACCAAGATTAAATCAGTTTGCAGAAGATCTTGGTATTAGTCGTGGCTCTGCTGAGAAGCTTATGGCTAAAGCTCGTGGTCGTAGGGATGGTGGTTCAACCGTATTGGAGAATACTATGAACAAGACAAAAAATATTGTCGAAGCCAAGGACGGTAAGTATGTTCGTGGTATGGGTAAAGCATCTGTGTGTCCTCCTAGAAAAGTAAAGGTTAAATAACCGTGGCTAGAGGTTTTGGCGGAGAAACAACAGAACAAGAAGCTCGTGGAAACGAGGGGCTGTCCGTTGCTGATGTTGCAAGTGGTCGCGCTGATGCAGCTACCAGCGCTGCAATTGGGGGCCGTGACGTTGACCCCGGCGCTGACGTTGGGGATAATTATACAGCCAACGACTATATTCCTAATATGGCTCGTGTTAATGAGGTTTTAGACTACAGACAAAAACAAGAAGCTTTTAACTTAGCTAACGGGATTACAGATGCTAATCCTTTTGGAAGGCTTAGTAGAGGAATTACGGGCTTTGCCATAAACAAGCTAGGTCTGGATCCTAAACACATTTCCTACCCCAGCTTGTCGTTATCGCAACGAAGAGCCATAGCTAATAACCAATTTTCTAAGTTTATGAATCCTCAGAACAAGCCCGGAGAAATTGTAAACAACAGGGCTTCTAATCTTTTCACGGGCTACAACCCTAATTTCCCAACAGCTAAAGAAGGTGAGCTTCGCTCTGGTGTCCAGTACGATGGGTATAAGACACAGTACGGCGATGTTATGAGTCAGGCTCGAGAGCAAAGTATAGGTGAGATGACTGCTCGTGGTCTAGCTGGGTTATTTGGTGGACTTCCGGGCTTGGCTCTTGGTCAGATAGGAACAAAAGAGTATGGACTTCCGGGTCAGCCGGGTTTTGAAGATTTTGATCCTAACAATCCTCGTACCGGCGGTGGTATATTGGGTCAGGTTCTTGGTGGTTTAAATCCAACTCAAGCCGCGCAAAAAGCTGCTGAACTGAAGCAAAGCATTATTGATGAGTTTACAACGCCTAACGTCCCGGGGCCTGTTCCTACAAGCTCATCAGGAAAGTTTGGTGCTGATGCTGATTTAAGAGGATTTGAAGAGCGCTTCGGAGGCACTCATCCTTTGAGCGGTGAGACAACGGTTAAGTCATCAGGGTCTTCTATTGTGGATGGTAAAACCGGGTTTCAAACAGAAACACTCCCTGATGGAAGTGTTCGGTCAGTCCAAACGATTGGTGGAATTAGCCCTGAAACGCAAAGAAGGTCGGATGAAATTTTTGGACCAAGCATGTTCCCTGCCGCTGGTAACTATGGCTCACGACTTTCTGGAGAACAGCTTGCGGGGGGTTTTGGGATTGACACCATTGGCGAAGCTTTTGGTAGAGGTTCTGTGGAACTAAGCCCCAGTGTTCAAGATTTTCTAGACGAGCATGGGATGTCTGTAAGAGACTTAATGGATAAGGATTTTTCAAAAGTTCCAGATGGTGCCCGTCTTCCTTCAGGACAAATAATGGGTCCAGAGTTTAGGCCAAATCAAACTCCTCCAGCGCCAGCAACTGATCTTCAGCAGTTAATTCGAAATGCAGTATCTTCGAGAGAACTTGGTGGCCCCTCAACAGCTAATCAATTAGCTGGCACTCTAGAATATGTTCTACCCGGTAAAGGATATAAGGGAAGTAGGACTTACTTTCCCGGGGGGAACTCTACCCCTGTTTTTGGAAACAAAAGATTTTCTGGTGAAGGTATAATAAACACTATTAAGGATTATGCGGTGCCAGATTTTATAGAAAACCTTTTTAGAGAAAAAGGTATGAGACAGAGAAGAACTAGCTAGTAGAGATAAGGGGCATGAGAAAACTCATAGAGGAATGGATACACACTGATTTAAGTGTTGTGGACAAGGACGCTGGATTTGCTCCTTGTCCTTTTGCAAAGAAGGCACTACATGATGGTAAATTAAGAGTTGTAGAATGTCTGGACACGGAAGATCTGTGGCTAACAATAGCAACTCAGTGTAAGAATTTTAGCGATAAACACTCTGTTGTAATATGTTTAGAGGAAGAAGCCGAACAGCCTTATGATCAAGTTGAAGCCGCATGCGTAGCCATGAACAACTGGTTTGCTGTTAATAAAATAGATTTATGGTTATTAGCTTTTCAAACAGACTTTACAATGGTATTTATACAGAGGTTATCCGAATTAGATGAAGCTAGTAAAAAACTAGAAAAAATGGGATACTACGAAAACTACACAAAAGAAGACTTTATCAACTTAATTTTGGCTAGAAGAAGGAAACGGGAAAATGGCTGGAGCTAAAAAGAAAGCAATGCGCCGCAATCGTGGTGGCAAGGTAGTGGCTAAAAAAATGATGGGCGGCATGAACAAGGCCAAGAAGATGGCTATGCGTCGGATGCGTGGAGGCACTGTAAAGAAAAAAGTTTAAGGGGCTTATATGGACATTATAAATTTTATCAGTCAATACAATAAACGATTGACTGAGAGGATAGATGACATTAGTCATTCTATCACAAGTGGTGGTGTTTCCGATTGGGAAGACTACAAAGCAAGAGTCGGCGAAATACAGGGTGTCGCTTATGCTCTTGATGAACTAAAGGCCCTGCTAAAAAAGGTGAATTATGTCGAAGACACTGATAGTACCTGACTACGTTGTCGCGCAACGCGAAGCGAAAAAGAAGGCCGAAGAGGCCGCAAAGAAAAAATCCCTTACAGAAAGAATCCCACAACCCACTGGATGGCGTATATTAGTCATGCCGTACATGGGTCGTGATAAGACTGAAGGGGGTATTTATGTTCCTGATCAAGTTAGAGACCGTGAGTCAAAGGCTACCGTTGTAGCCTATGTCGTAAAAGTTGGACCTTTAGCATACAAGGATGCCGACAAATTTGGTGGTGGTGACCCTTGGTGTAAGGAAGGTGATTGGGTGTGTATCGGGCGTTACGCTGGATCTCGGTTTAGTATCGAGGGCGGTGAAGTCCGCGTTATCAACGATGACGAAGTCATCGCAACCATCGTCGATCCAGACGATATCAAGTCATACGGAGGATAGTTGTGTCAACTAACGCCGCAGAAACTGAAGAGAAAGAAGTCGAAGTTGTAGAAGTAGAGGAAGATACCTCTGCGGAACTTGAAGTTGTTGAAGAAAAGGAAGAAAAGGAAGAAAAGGAAGAACCCGAGTCAAAAGAAGAGGAGCTCGAGCAATACTCTAAGTCTGTGCAGAATAGAATAAATAAATTAACGCACAGATATCGTGAAGAGGAAGCTCAAAGAAAAGCTGCTGTTGATTTTGCGGCGGAAGTGAAAAAGCAAAACGATGAGCTAAGACAGCGTTTGGAATCTTTGGACCAGTCTTATGTCGGAGAATTCGACACTAGGATTAAGTCGCAGGCAGATGCTGCTAAACAAGCATATCAAAAAGCTTACGACGAGGGTGACGCTGAAGGAATGTTCGAGGCTCAAAAGAACATAAGTCGTTTAGCCTTAGACGAAGCGCAATTAGAGCAAGCTCGAAAAAGGCAAGAGAGGGCTAGTGTTGCTAAAGAAGAGGCAACTAATGCCCCGGCCCCACAACAACAAGCACAACAACCCCCTCCTCCTGACCCAAAAGCGGAGGCTTGGGCTTCTAACAATGAATGGTTTGGTACTGATCAACCTATGACATACGCTGCCTTTGGCGTACATAGGCAACTTATAGAGGATGAAGGATTTGACCCAACGTCCGATGAGTACTATAATGAACTTGACAAGAGGATTCGTGCAGAGTTTCCACAAAAATTTAAGGAAACAAAGCGCAATGATTCTGGACCCCGAGTCGCTTCTGCGGAGTCCAGTGCTTCTAAAGCACCGTCAGGAAAGGGGCGCAGAACAGTCAAATTGACTCCTTCGCAGATTGCAATAGCGAAGCGGTTGAATGTTCCGCTCGAAGAATATGCTAAGTATGTTAAGGAGTAAGAGATGACTGATTCTAAAAGAACGCCACGCGAAGCGACAACTCGCGCAAAGACCCAGAGAAGAAAGCCTTGGGCACCTCCTTCTAAACTGGAGGCCCCAGAAGCACCAGAAGGCTATAAGCATCGTTGGATTCGTACTTCACTTCGTGGTGAAGACGATAAGATGAATGTAAATGCCAAGCTTCGGGAAGGTTGGGAGCCTGTAAGGGCTGACGAATATCCTGAGATGGCTGGTAAATATCCAACCATTGATGATGGTCAGCATGCAGGTGTAATAGGAGTAGGCGGTTTAATGCTTGCTCGTATCCCAGAGGAAACGGTAGAAGAGCGAACTGAATACTATCGGGAGCAGACCCGTCAACAAATGGAAGCCGTGGACCAAAGCCTAATGAGGGAACAACATCCCTCAATGCCTATCCATTCGGATAGGAAAAGCCGTGTATCATTCGGAGGTAAGTCGGATGGCTGACCTCCTACAAAAAAAGGAGTAAGCAATGGCAAATGTTAATGTTGCCTTCGGCCTCAAGCCGATAAACACTGCGGGTAGCACTCCGGCTACTGGCGGTGTGAATGCATACCCCATCGGCAGTTCCGCAGCAGCAATATTCCAAGGTACTCCAGTAAAGTGTGACAACGGTGGTTCAATCGTTGTTGGCTCTGCTACAGGAGATACCGTGGCATATGTTGGCGTGTTCCAAGGATGTGAGTATGTTTCAGCCACTACCGGAAAGAAGGTGTTCTCGAACACTTGGCCCGGTTCAGGAAGTGCAGACACAAACTTTGACATTACAGGTTTTGTGTATGACAACCCACTTCAGCGCTTCATTATCGCTACTGATGCGACATTTACAGATGAAGCAACCGCTAAAGCGTCTATCTTTGAAAACACTCAGTTGGATAGTGGCGCAAGCGGAAGTACAACCACAGGAATCTCATCCGCGAAGATGGATGTTGCTACATTAGACTCATCAAACGCCTCTCTTCCTTTGAAGATTGTTGGCATCCTTGATGATGTAGACAACGAAGACTTTGCTGCTGCGGGTATTCCTATGATTGTGATGATCAACAACCATGCGCTGCTTCAGGCTGATTCTGAAGCTGCAATTTCGTAGGGAGGTTAGACAATGGCTATTTCTCGCGCACAACTCGCCAAAGAACTAGAGCCCGGTCTAAACGCTCTCTTTGGAATGGAATATGACCGATACGAAGGTCAGCATGCTGAAATCTTTGACACCGAGTCTTCTGACCGGGCGTTTGAAGAAGAGGTAATGCTGTCAGGTTTCGGTGCTGCACCTGTCAAGGGTGAGGGCACAGGTGTCACTTTTGATGATGCCAACGAAGCTTACACTGCTCGTTACAACCACGAGACAGTGGCAATGGCCTTCTCAATCACTGAAGAAGCAGTTGAGGACAATCTTTATGATCGTCTTGCTTCTCGGTACACTCGTGCTCTTGCTCGTTCAATGGCACACACAAAGCAGGTTAAAGCTGCCGCAGTTCTTAACAATGCATTCTCCGCTGGCGCATTTGCTGGTGGTGACGGTGTTGCTCTCTGCGCCACTAACCACCCGCTAACAAGCGGCGGCACATTCGCAAACGAGCCAGCAACTGCTGCTGACCTGAATGAGACTTCTCTTGAAGATTCTCTTATCAGCATCGCTGGTTTTGTTGATGAGCGCGGTTTGATCATTGCCCTCAAAGGCATGAAGCTTATCGTTCCTCGTCAGCTACAGTTTGTTGCCGAGCGTCTCATGGTATCAAACCTTCGGGTAGGTACAGCAGACAACGACGTAAATGCATTGCGCTCAATGGGCATGCTTCCAGACGGTTATGTAGTCAACGACTTCCTAACCGACACAGACGCATTCTTCATTAAGACTGATGCACCAAACGGCTTCAAGCACTTTGAGCGTTTGGCTCTGTCAACTGCAATGGACCCAGATTTCGACACTGGCAACATGCGGTACAAAGCTCGTGAGCGTTACAGCTTCGGCTTTTCAGATCCTCGCGCAGTGTTCGGTTCACCGGGCGCATAAGTGTAGGCAAAATGATATTAAAGGGCAGCTTCCATGCTGCCCTTTTTTGTTGTACAATGTTTTATTCCTGACAACTGCATGGTGCGGTTGACACTAGCCACGACAGGAGACTTAAATGGCTACTACCACTTTCTCCGGTCCTATTAAGGCCGGAACTATTAAGAACACAACAGGCACGACTCTAGGCACGAACATTGCCAATGTCGGTCAAGTTGTTATGGCTCAAACATTTTCAGCAGACTTATCAGGCGGTGCTTTAGCTGCTCAAGTCACTGACGTTGTTATCCCTGCAAACTCTCAGATCATCGATTGTGTGATTGACGTTATCACAGCAGCTAACACTTCTACCAATCTTAGTGTCGGTGACACTGTAGGTGGCGCAGCTACAATTCTGAACACATTTGCAAGTGGAACAACTGCTGGTCGTAAGTATCCGACAACTCAGGCTGGTGCTGCATTAGCTTGGCAGGATACTGGTACAGCAGACATTCGTTTGACTGTGACTGCTTCTGCTGCAACAAACGCAGGTCTTGTTCGTTTTACAATTCTGTATCAGCAAAATAACAACCTTGCTTAATAGGAGGGCGGAATGGCTGCTTCTATCACAGCAAAAACAGTTACAGCTACCGGGACACTTCTGGGTGGCAGAACTCGTCTAAAAGCTTTTTATGTAAAAACGGCTGGAAGCGGGTCACCTGCGGTGGTGTTTAAAAACGGCAGTGGTGGTGCGACACAGTTGTCAATGGTTTTTCATCAGTCTGATGATAATCAAATCACCATACCTGACCACGGTATGATCTTCGACGATGAGTGTCATGTGACACTTACCAACATAGATTCGCTAACTGGGTTCTTTGGATAATGGCTAGAAAACCAGCCAAAATGCCAAAGCGTAACAAGAAAAATTTCCGCTCCACAGCTTCTGGGGCGGGAATGACCAAGGCTGGTGTGGCGGCGTACCGCCGCGCCAACCCCGGGTCAAAGCTAAAGACCGCTGTTACTGGTAAGGTAAAGAAGGGGTCAAAAGCTGCCAAACGTCGCGCATCATACTGTAGCCGTTCAAAAGGCCAGATGAAGATGCACAATATTAATTGTAGCAAAACACCTAAAAAACGTATTTGCGCTGCACGGCGGAGATGGAAATGTTAAACATAATTGTTACAGCCATACTTGCCTTTGTAGCTTGGATCGCAATGTCAATCGTAGAGTTGAAAACAGAAACGGCTGTAATAAATCAGAAGGTCAGTGAAAACCACAAGATGTTAACCGTCTTGTGGGATGATTTCTTGGAGAAGAAAAATGGCGATCTCGCGTGGATCAATGACAAAACAAATATCAAAGCCGCCGCAGAAACGAAAAAGACCTTCTAGTAATCGTAATGTTGCTAGAGGATGTGGCACTGTTTTGAGCGACAGAAGAAAAGTAACTAAACGTGCGAGAAGGAAAAAAAGGAATGCCTAAAGATGCATGCTATCAAAAAGTTAAACGCAGATATAAGGTCTTCCCGTCGGCGTATGCAAGCGGGGCAATTGCCAAATGCCGAAAAGTCGGCGCAGCAAACTGGGGAAACAGTAAGAAGAAAGCAAAAGGGGGAACATTCAAATACCGCACAACCAAGATATATTGATAGCGGTACTATTATTTTAAGACCGTGAGAGATAATTATGGAACCAATATCAACGGCGTTAGCTGGTATAGCCTTAGTTAAAAGTGCCGTTGATGGTATAAAAAGTGCCATTGGCACAGCGAATGACATAGGAGATATTGCAAGCCAGATAGATGCTTTGTTTATGGGTCAGAAGCAGGTAAACGAGGCTAGAAACAAAAAATCTGGCCTTGGCTTGACAGATCAGTTCGGAGTGGAATCTGTTGCTCGTGAGGTTATTGATGCTAAAGTAGCAGCCGAAAAGTTACAAGAAGTAGCCACTATGGTGGATATGCGTTTTGGCCCCGGTACTTGGAAAGGAATTCTTGAAGAGAGGCAGAAGAGGATACAGGAAGCTAAAGAAGCGGCGATGAGAGCTAGAAGAGAAGCTATTCTTAGACAAGAAGAAATAATGGAAAACGTAAAGATGGCTCTTCTTCTAATCTTTGTTATTGTTGTTGGTATCGGAGCGTTTATCCTACTAATGGTTTCTGCTGCAAGTTCTATGAGTGTAAGATATGGCTATTAGAAAGACGAAAAAAGGTGCGGCTCTCAAGCGGTGGTTCAAGGAAGAATGGAAGGATGTTCGCACGGGCAAAGCGTGTGGGCGTCGCAAGGGTGAAAAACGGGGTACTCCATATTGCCGCCCCAGTAAGAGGGTGTCTTCTAAAACGCCCAAGACTTCCAAAGAAATGACAGCAGCAGAAAAACGTAGTAGAATAGCGCAGAAAAAACGATTAGGACAACCAGCGGGTAAGCCTCGTAGAGTTAAATCTTTAAGAAGGAAAAAATAATGGCTCTTTCAGGATCCAGAAACTTCGAGCTAAACGTCGCTGAAATTATAGAAGAGGCGTATGAGAGATGCGGGTTAGAGGCTCGTACTGGTTACGATTTTAAAACAGCGCGACGATCTCTTAATCTGATGTTTGCTGACTGGGCTAACAGAGGTCTTAACCTGTGGACAGTTAAGCAGGGCACACAAGCTTTGACATCTGGCACAGCCACATACACATTTACCGCAGATTATACAGATTTACTGGAAGTGGTAATACGACGCAGTGGCACAGACTTTGAGTTGTCACGGATGTCAAGAGGTGATTATTTAACTCTTCCCACAAAAACAACGGAAGGTCGTCCGAGTCAGTATTACTACAACCGTCAAACA